GGGCGGGCGCGGCAGAGTTGGGGACCATGTTCTCCATGAGCAACCCGCGAGTCTTGGAGTACCTTGGAATCAGGACGGCGAAGTTCGGCATCTATGTCACCGAGACGATATCAAAGGACATCACCGCTCAACTGAAGTTGGCCTATGACGCGGGAGAGTCCATCCCGCAGATAGCGGCCAGGATAGAGAACGTCTTTGACGCGGCAGAGAACAGGGCGACAATGATCGCCCGGACAGAGATGGTGGCCTGCTCTAATGAGGGGGCGCTGGAGTCCTACCGGCAGTCGGGAGTGGTGCAGCAGAAGCAATGGTTGGCAGCGCTGGACGAGAGGACAAGGGAGAGTCACATGATGGCCAATGGTGACATTGTGGACCTGGAGGACGATTTCAAAGTCGGCTACAGCTCAGGCCCATGTCCGGGGAGCATCGGCGATCCAGCGGAGGATTGCAACTGTAGGTGTAGTGTGGCTCCAGTCGTGAGGCCTGACAGCCCCTTGCATGAGGTACATTGACACTAGACCAAGCGTTGGCAGAGGTCAGGGAAGTAGTCAAACACGGCTTTGGCACGGTGACCGTGAAGATACGTGACGGGGAGATTCAACAGATAGAGACGATGAAGGTCAAGAGATAGAGTAACCCGGCCTACCGAGACTATCGGCGGCGAGTACCTGAGAAATCAGGGCTCGCCTTTTTGTTTTCTGGAGGACATGAGGATGAAGAAACAGGAACCAAAGTTCAAGACGTTCAGGGTCGAGTGCAAGGCCACCGAGGAAGATGGCGTGGTTGACGCCTTCATCCCCATGTCGATGTCTACCCGAGATCGGGATGAAGAGGTGATCCTCCCCACGGCCTTCGAGAAGACGTTGCCGATCTTCATGAAGAGGCCGGTACTCCTTTCGTCTCACAACTACGGCTCGCTCCAGAATCAGGTGGGCGAGTTCGTCGACCTGAAGATCAAGGGGAAGGGGCTGTTCGCCAAGCCGAAGTACTACATCAACGAGGGCAACCCTGAGGCTGATTGGGCCTACAAGCTGGCGCAGCACAACATGGCGGCGTTCAGCGTGGGCTTCATCCCCAAGAAGGCCGAAGAGGGCAAGAGCGACAAAGACCCCCGGCGCACTTACACCGAGGTCGAGCTGCTGGAGATTTCACAGGTGACAGTCCCTTCCAACCGTGACGCCATCCAGGGACTCAGGTCCAAAGCCTTCGGCGTGGAGGCCGCTCTTCTTGACGAGGTACTGGAGTCGGACCTGATCGAGAAGAAGCCCGAAGAGACCGATCTCTGGATCAGACTCCCGGTCAGTGAAGGCCATGACGATCACAAGATGCGGACCATCACGGTCAGCAAGGATGACCAGATCAACGCCCTCTACTGCATCCAGGACAAGGTGATCGTGACGTACCTGTTCAGCACCGATGTCTGGGACATGGAGAGCGCCAAGGAGTGGTTGAAGGACCACGAGAAGGCGTTCGTCATTGAGATCGAGCCGGAGGTCAGTCCGATAGTCACGACGGGCTACGTCCAGTGGGACAACGGCAATGACACGACTGGCGCAGCCAACGACTACACCATCACTACCACGGGCGGCACCGACACCGCCGCCTACGTGGACCCCGGCACCTACGGAATCAAGGGGACGGTGGACATCCACGACTGCACCATCTCCGAGAAGGCCGTCACCGAAGGCGACATAGCCGACGACATGGACGAGATCGTGACGTGGTTCGACCAGGGCGGGACTCTTACGAGGGACAACTACTCCTACGCCTGGAAGGTCATCAACGCTCTCAGGACAAACGCGGGGCCAAACCCCGAGGACATACAGCCAATCGACATCGTGGCTGCCGCACGAGCGGCGGTCACAGAAATTCTAGGAGGATAAATGCCTGAAATAGACGAACAGGTAAAGCAGGGTGTAGCTCAGGCTCTCGCAGAGCTGGGCGTCACCAAGGAAACCATGGCAGACCTGGCGAAGATGAAAGAGGTCAAGCGGGCCGAGATCGGCGAGCGGACGACCAACGTCGAAGTCGGCGAAGACCCGAAGATGAAGTTCAAGAGTCTGAGTGAGACTCTTCGGGCCGTCAAGACCGCCACCACTCGGGGCCAGGTTGACCCGAGGTTGACCTACAAGGCGGCCACCGGCCTGGGCGAGGGTATCAGTGCGGACGGCGGATTCCTTTTGCAGCCGCAGATCAGCTCTGGCCTTATCCAGCGGGTCTATGAGATCGGCCAGATAACTAGCCGGTGTCAGAAGATCACCATCGGTTCCGGTGCCAACACCCTCAAGCTCAATGCCGTAGACGAAACCTCCCGCGCATCCACGCGCATGGGCGGAATAGTCGGCTACTGGCTCGAAGAGGCCGGGACGATCACCGCATCCAAGCCGAAGTTCAGAGTGATGACCCTGGACCTCAAGAAAGTCGGCGCGCTGTTCTATGCCACTGACGAACTGTTGCAGGACCTGCCGGCGATGGAGGCTGTAGTTTCCAACGGCTGCGCACAGGAGTTGACCTTCCAGGTGGAGGGCGCAATCTTCAGTGGCAACGGCGTGGGCAAGCCCCTCGGCATTCAGGCCGGGAACGCTCATGTAACCGTGGCCAAGGAGACGGCCCCCGCTCAGGCAGCGGCCACCATCCTGACTGAGAACATCTTCAAGATGTGGAGTCGGATGTATGCCCCCTGCCGCGCCAATGCCGCCTGGTACATCAACCAGGACTGCGAGCCACAGTTGTTCTCACTCTACAAGGTCGTGGGCGTGGGAGGAGTCCCCGTCTACATGCCTGCCAATGGCCTCTCGGAGAAGCCCTACGGTACGCTGATGGGACGGCCTGTAATCCCCATCGAGTACGCCGAGACCGTGGGAAGCGAAGGGGACATCACCCTGGCGGACTTCGGCCAGTACATCCTGGCTGACAAGGGCGACGTCCAGGCGGCCAGCTCCATTCATGTGGAATTTCTCACGGACCAGCAGTGCTTCCGGTTCATCTATCGTGTAGATGGCCAGCCCATCTGGTCTCAGCCGCTCACCCCGCACAAGGGAACCAACACCGTTTCGCCATTCGTGAATCTGGCCGTCAGGGCATAACTAGGAGGTAATGAGTAATGGGCATACTTTCGCAAGAGAAGCACATAGTCTACGCGCTCACGATGTGCGCGACGACTGCGACGAGCACCGAGTACTTCACCCGCAACATCGACATGAGCCACTACCATGACGTCACTTTTGTGATGTTATACGGGGCTGGCACTGCGGCTGGCACCGTCTACGTGGAGCGTGTCCCGACCTCGACCGGCTCATCGTCTGCCGGCACCCTCATCGACGGCTGGACCTACCGGGCACTGTCCGCTGGTGCAACCGAGAACTCGACCGGCGGCGGAGACACATTCGGAGACGTGACCGCTGGCACCACGGCTGGCATGGCATGGGTCACCGGGTCCAGCAACTTCATGTACGAGCTCAACGTGCCGGCGGCGGCCCTCTCGACCGCTCAGGCGGTACGGCTGGACATCCTGGCCGACTCCACGGGTTTCCAGTGCGGCGTTCTGGCCGTGCTGAATCCGCGATACCCGCAGGACGCCCAGGTGAGCGTGCTGAGCGACTACACGACCCTGTAATGGATACCAACGTGGGTGGGCGGGCGCTGGCTCGCCCCCCTCTACACCGAATGATCGAGGCTCCTAGAGGGGCCAAGGAGAAAGATAATGACAGTATGGGAACAGACGGCAGGTTGGTCCTCGGGAAGCCTGTACTTCGAGGGATCAACCAGCGGCAGAGAGTTGCTGTTCTTCGACGGCGACAACCTCAGCGCCCCCCCACTTAGGGGCAGAATCAACATGGACATCGTAGCCTCCGGGGCGACTGCTGGAGGCGGGGTAGTCAACTCAGTGGCCAACCCCACGACTGAGACGCTCTGGGTTGAGAGTGCCATCATCTCGATTGAGACGGCATCATCGTCCAGTTCGTTCCTCAGTCTGGGTATTGCCACGGCTGCCAGTTCCTCGGCATCCAACATCGCCGATGCCACGGTGGAATGCACTACGGCGGGCCTAGTGCTGCTCAACAGTTCGGGTACGTTCCCAATTGCGTGGAACGCCACCTCTTACCTGACGGCCTACGTCGCCTCCAGTTCAGACGGAGTGATGGGCCTGGACGGTGTGGTCAGTGTGTTCTACGTGAGTTCACACACAACCTAGTTCGAAAGGAGAAAGAGTGGAGAAGGAAGCAACAAGGGAACTTGAGATGGGGGAGGGTACTCCTCCCCCTCTCAAAAAGGTGGCCATCGTGGGGTTCAGCCAGCACAAGGTTGAGGCCCCCTACAATGACCCGACCTTTGAAATCTGGGGGCTGAACGATTTACACG